ATGACTAAACATTTTGAGAAGAGTTATGGTCCAGACGCACCTACCTTTATTGATCTATTCTGTGGTTGTGGCGGCGCAACGCTTGGGTTTATTCAAGCGGGCTATAATCACCTGTGCGGAATCGACATAGCTAGAGACGCATTGGCGACATATCAATTTAACATTGGAAATGCCATAAAAGCAGATGTCCGATATTTGCCCTTGCGTCAAGACTTGCAACCTTATCTTGTTCACGGTTCACCACCATGTGCAGGTTTCAGTCGACTCAACTTCCACAGATCTAAACCCAAGTACGCTAGGCAACGGAAGTTATTGCTATGGTTTGCAGCTGCAATAGAATATCTACAGCCCAAAAGAATCACTTTTGAGAACGTCCCGGAAACGAGGCGTTATCCAGAGTTTCATGAAATGTTAAGGATGCTGAAGTTTGAGATTGTTATGCCTTACGAAGTTGTTTGGAAAATCTTGGATGCAGCTGATTATGGCGTGCCGCAACATAGACGGAGAATAATTCTCGTCGGATTTAAAATAGAAAAGCTTGTTGGCTTGATGGAGTTGCCTTTGCCGCCTTATTCTCCTCTGGCGCCATTGTCAAATGCCGATTTGCCTCGAGATCCATTGCAGGCTCAGTTACTTGAATATCCATTGGAGGCTTCTAAATAATGTTTGTTTGTCCACGGTGCGGTTTCAAGGATGATCCTTGCTGGCGTGCCCATCGCTACATGCTCTATGTAGTGTATACAGAGATTGACACGTTAGCACAGTTTCGCCCTAAATTGGCTAAGCGGCTGCGCCTGGAAACTGATGTTGAAGAAGGCCCTTATGCGTATCACTTGACAAGCAGCGGCTACGTTTTACGTGCAACCATTGAATTGAAAGATTTCATGTACAAACGAGGCTTAATTGAACGCCATAAAGCTGCTACCGACCCAAAACAGGAGAAGTTGCTGCCACAACAATTGGAGGCTTCTAGTTGAGGAAGACTAAGGTTCGTATTGTCGGGGATCCTGAGCTCGTGGAGAAGATCGCTAAGGTTCTCTTGGACCATTTTGAAGTCAATCGGGGACCGAGAAGGTTTCCTTGGGCTGTGGGCCGAGACTATAGCCACAGTAAGGCTCCAGGACGCACAATCTACATCGACATCAAAAAAGAAAAGGAGGCTTCACCTTCTCCCAATAATGCGTATCCTTTTTCTGTCGGTGAAGCGAAAGCGAGAGGGTTATGTGCGGCAGATAATGAGGTTTCTGACTGTAAACTATGCCCGTGTTGGTCTGGTGGCGATCAAGGATGGCTTGATTGTGAAGAATGGAGAGATTATGAGAGGAAGGAGGAGGCTTCTGAGTGAAGTTGCGTTTGAGTTCTGATTTTGCTATTGACACAGATGATTATGTGAAGGAAGGTTTACGCATCGGTATATTAGCTATGAGTGGCCATGGCAAGAGTAACGCTGCAGCTGACGTTGTTGAAGATGTTTTGGATAATGGAGCCCAAGTAATCATTATCGAGCCTATTCCTGAGTGGCACACGTTAAAGGCTAGATATAACAATGTTGTCGTTATCGGCGGGCCTTACCAGGATCTTCCTTTGGAGCCGGGTTTTGCGCATGAATATGTCCAGGCTGCTTTGGAAAAGGGCATCAGCCTCGTAGTAAACGTTAGTGATATCGAGGATGAAGCTGACCAGCTGCGGTTTGTAGCTCGTTTCTTGTGGAATCTTTATCGACTTGAGCAGAAGTACCGGCGTGTTGTTTTCCTGGTTCTTGAAGATGCTGACACATGGGCTCCTCAACAGTGGGATGCCACATCAAAACCTAGTTTAAGTCGAGTCAGCTTGATTGCGAAGCAAGGGCGGAAAATCGGCATTTTTCCCATCTTGATTAGTCAGCGGCCTGCAGACTTGCACAAGTCGCCTCTCAGCCAATGCAACGTGATTCTCTTCGGCAAGTTTACAAGTGCAGCTGATCTGAATCCGCGAACAGGCATCATGTACGTAGTCAAAAAACTGCATCTTCCTATAACGGAAGAACAGATTATGAAACAGCCTCTCAGCCATTTCATCGTGCACCATAAAGCTGGTGTTGAAACTGTAATTGTCCGCAAGCGTTCATGTCCTCACGGTGCTGATACGCCTCTCGTTGAGGCTAAGCCGTTCACAGCTAACGTAACTCAAGCGTTGAGCTCGTTGAAAGAGTCGATTATGAAGGCAGTTGCAGCCAAGAAAGAAGAAGAGTCAACAATTAGACGCCAAGAAAAACAGATTGCAGACTTGAAAGAGCAAGTTAAGACGCTTGAGAAGAAGGCGGAGATCAAACTATCCGTCAAAGAGATGCTGAAAGGCGATGGCGACGCGGAAGAGTTAGCTGAGAAACTAGCGAAGGCTGAAGAAGAAAAGACCCGTCTTGAGCAGCAGATTAAGGACCAAGGGCTTATCATTTCGGACCTGGAAGGTCAAGTTAAGCTCTTAAAGAAGTTTGAGCTTTTCGATGAGGCTTTGACAGGGCTTATCGAAGCGAAGTTACCTACTTCTTTACCTACAGCGGGCTCGCTGGGATTTGAACCCGGGTCCCAGAAGGTTCAGTTGCAAAGTACGAAGAGTATTGTCGACGTGCCCCCTGTTATGAAATCGGTTACGATTAATGACGTGAGTATCCAGGGTAAGATTCTGACGGTTGCTAAGAAAGGCATGCTTGACAAGTGGAGAAAGCTTGGAGAGATTGTTAAGGCGATTATAGAGGAAGGCTGGACCGTGTCGCCTCAACAAGTGAATAATGGTTTGAATGATTTGGTGAAGCAGCAGCTGATCGCTAAGAAGCACACGGACCGGAATTACTTCAGGTTAGCGAAAAACGTGGTTTTCAAGGAGGCTGAGACTTGATGTGGAAATGTAAGAACTGTGGAAGAATTTTTCATGTCCTTGCAAGGATTAGCATTGAGAAGTTGCCGCCGTCAAGTTCTTTTGATGCAAGAAGAGTGATCGTTGAAAAGCCGTGTTGCCCGTTCTGCGAAAGTATAGAATTTGAAGAGGTTGAAGTTTAGATGAGATGGCGTTTTTGGAAAAGGAGAGACGCGAAAGCTAAAACTGTTCTGCAGATCTCAGCAGGAGACGCCGGTATCCAGACGCTTTATGTTGAAACTAACAGTTCAGACAAAGCCCTCGAGTTAATGCAGAAACTGAAAGATTTAGCGAAAAGAGGTTGAAGCCTAATGGTTGACAAGTTGAATGAGCCTAAGCTGTTCTTTGGGAAAAATTCAAACTTTGCATCCGGGTTGAAGCCTAATGGTTGACAAGTTGAATGAGCCTAAGTGGAAGAATGACATTGTTAAGACGATCTGGAACTATGCCAGAGAAGTCAAGATCGAAAGGTTCAGCAATCATGGTGAACTTCCGGAAGGGCTCGCCGAAATTATCATTGATATCAGGAACAGGTGTGATAGATGTGGGAAATCTAGACAGACAGCTCTACAAGATTCAGACATTAACATCACGCGCTATCAATGTTGTTGGGTTCACACAGAAACCGAAGATTACTGTCCTAACCTTTGTTTGGAATGTCATAACGAATTGAAGAATCAACGACCTCACGAAACAATCTCAGTTTAAAATGGTGATAGACATGAGTGTTAGGTTGTTTGATAAGACTCCTGAAGGCGTTGTTTGTCCTCATTTCTATTTGTTGTCGTGGGCTCGTGGCTGTCCTTATGATTGCAGTTATTGTTATCTTGCTTTGACTCATCGTTTCAACGGTACGAAGCCGCATTACTATTCATGGGAGCGGATAGAAAGTGCTATTGAAAAGTTCTTTAAGACTCACGAAGAGCCTGCTGTATTGAATACTGGCGAGCTCTCTGACAGCTTGATGAATCCGGAGTTTATGGAGAAGATTTGTGATAAATTTGAAACGCAAGAGACGCATAAGGTTCTGTTGCTTTCTAAAGGCTGCCACTGGCCAGAAAGGCAGTCGCTCAATCCTACAGAGGGCACATCTATAGATTTTCTACGTCGTAAGCGGTACAAGCAAACTATTGTTAGCTTCAGCGTTAATGCTCATGAGTTCGCTGAACTCTACGAGAAGAGGGCACCTAGGATATATGAGCGTCTGGAGGCAGCTCGTACTCTAGGGAATTTCGGTTATGATGTTAGAATACGTGTTGACCCTGTAATTCCTTTGAAGCCGCCGGAATCATCGCGAAACGCGCACTCCTGGAAGATGGCTTACAGAGATCTCATTAAATTCATGCTGGACATTATGTATGTGACGCCTACACGGATTACACTCGGAACACCAAGATGGTTTCCAGCTTTGCCTTACTGGCTTAAACGTGCAGGCCGCACCGATAGATTCTTCGATAACTTCATCGGTAATCGGGAGCTCTGTTGCGATAAGAGATATCGGCTGAAAAATCGTGTCGAAGTTTACCAATATGTAATTTACTGGCTTAGAAAATACGGTTACAAAGGCTCGATTGCTCTGTGCAAGGAAACTGTCGACGTCTGGAACGAATTGCGGTTTATGCTTGGAATGTTGCCTGAAGAGATCCGCTGCAACTGCACATTATAGGTGATTTTTTGGTTAAGCCGACAAAGATTGAACTGGCGCAGGCTCGTTTGCACCGGCGTATGAGAGAGATCGAGGGACACTTCCATATAAAAGCTAAGACGAAATGTCTCTGTTGTGGAGAACTGTTTCAAGGCGAAGTAGAGGATCACTTACGTGACAAACACTGGAACCTTTGTGGTGCGAGCTGCAGAGACTTCGATACGGACCGATGTCCCTACCGGCTAGAAGTAGCGAGCGTTTGGACTATCATATAATCAGGTGATTTTTTGGCAATTGTAAAATGCTCTGAACACGCCAAAGGCAAGCCATGTATTCGAGTTATAGCTGAAGGAAAATGTGTGAAGGAAAAATGCAATCTTTTCCCTAAAGTTTTAAGGATGATTCCAAAGTTCAAACGTCTCTATGAATTGGAGGCTCAAGGCGCGATACTAACTACGCTTTGGGATTTCTCTGAGAAAGCAATAAAGCGTAGGGAAAGACGGAAAAAGAAAGCGGAAAAATGGCTTAATGACCTCCTACCCAAAATCGAGCAGAACCTGGAGGTTTAGTGGTTTTTGGCTGGGGCTCGACGTAAGCGCAATTCTTCTCGAAGTAAAGAAGTTTTCAGTTCAAAGTCAAAAGTCAAGTTTTACTTTAGGACTGTGCGCACCCGGGTGATTCCTATTCTTAAGCGTATTGAGGTCGGCGACTATCCTAGTAAGATAGGGCGTATCTATGGTTGGAGTAAGCAGCATGTTTTTTATTATCTCCGGAAGCTTGAGAAGGCTGGTCTTGTGCGTCGCAAAGTTCGCTCTAACGTGGTTTTCTACGAGCTCACAAATCAAAGTCAAAAACTTCTCGGTTCATGTGAGGGTTTGTTGTGGAGTACGGGTGTTTATCGTTTGCATCGTTGTTTTTTCAAGTTTAGGATTGTGCGTGAGGGCTCGTATGGGAGTGGTGGTTTTAGGCGTGTTGAGATGGTTAATTGGATGGCTTTGTTGGGGCTTGAAAAAGGTGTTTCTGTTCGTAAGACTAGTCGTAATTGGATTGTGCATGTGGAGACTTTGTATGGTCGGCATCCTGGTGAATTGTTTAATTTGGCTAAGAACTTGGCTGAGCGTGTGCGTAGGAGTTTGATGTTGAAGTATGGTTGTTTGTTGGATGAAGGAAAAATCGGACGTGGTTACGAGTTAGCGATTGATGATCCTGTTGCGCAGCTGCTTAGCCGATATTTCCAAGTGTCGACGCCGAAGCGTAAGATGGATCACAGTCCGGGAGAGTTGGAGGGTGAGATTGATCATTTATCGCGTGATGCTGCAGTTGAGTATTTGTTGATGCCTGAGCGAGTTAAGAAGTTGGAAGGTAAGGTTGACGCTTTGCATTATGATTTGGAAGAGCTGACGTCGCTTTTGAAACGAGCCCTGCAGCCGCCTGTGCCGAACAATGTGAAGAGGGATGTTGATTATGTTGCTTAGGGTTTACGAAGCAGCTGGTTTTTACGAAGAGGCTCTTCGTGTTTTGGAATGTTTTCATGTTAAATGTGGTTTTGTATGTTGTTTTGGGAGGCTTAAATTTTGGTTGTTTTGTTGAAAGCGTTGTTTTCTAAGGGTTTCTTAAGACTGCATATTTGTGATGCTGTTTGGTCTAGGCTAATGGCTCTACATTTGCCACATTTCATACATTGCTGGGGGAGGGATCTTTGAAGTTTTGACAGCTGAAACGAAAAAGAATGTTAAAAAAGATCGTAGTTCAGAGGAAAAGTATGGTAAGTACAAGTGGATGCGGATGCTTATTGACCGTAATACTAAGGAGCTTAAGGAGATTCGACGTGTCGTAACAGGGCTTAGTCGCGGCCTAAGTTACATGATGAATTTTGAGTCTGCGTATTTAATACGCATGGTTTGTCGTGACAGCCGAGACGAGATGATTTTAGATGTGCTGCACGAGTGCGGACCCGCCGGGTTGTCTCCTAGAGAGATCTTTTTGAAGGTGCGGCGTTACGGTTTAAAATATCATCACATTACTCGTAGGATCAACCGTATGAACAAGCGGATGATGAATGAGATTGGTGAACGAGTAGCAGATAAGGTTGGTCGTAATTGGGCTTTGAGCGATTTTATGCTTCACAATTGGAGTGCTAAGATGGATGAGATTGAAACTGTTTTATCTTACCGTGCTAATAGTAAATAATCTAGAAGGAAATTGGTTTGGAAACGAAGGAGATGAATAACATGGGAGAATTTCAAAAACGAATAAAAGAAAAAGGTAAGAAACTTCCAATGGGGCGACCATATCTTGTTAATGCTACTAAATACAAAGCTGGATTAATGATAATTGATGTGGAAGACTTATATAGAACTGTTGATGAGGCTCGAAAAGAATTTCCTTGGGACGTACTTTGTAACGTAGGACACCCAATGTTTCAGCCAGATGAAGCACGACTTCGTAAATGGTTTAAGAAATACTTTTTGGGGACGTAAAAAAAAATTTGTGCGGGATTTGAACCCGCGAGCTTTTTCAGCTTATAGTAAATCTTTTATCTTGAATCTCACTAAAGTACTGTTTGTACTCGGTAGCTGAGGAAAATAGTAGGCTCCTTCCCTCCTCAGCTACTAGGGGCTTGCTGTTTTTCTCGGCTGACCAAAAATTAAGGTCTGAGCCTGTTGCCTGTTCACAAGGACTTTCATTCGATGCTTGATTCGATGACTGGACAGTATTGTGACGGAGAGACGGATGATACAAAGAAAGATCAAGAGGTTGAGGGTTACGCGAATAAGACGTGTAAGAAAGCTTTGAGTGTTTTTTATGCTACGTGCAAAGAAAAAGGTTTAGATTACACGAAACCGATGCCTAAGAAGGCAGAAGAGGGAAAATTCACATTTTTAGTTGATAGCCTGATAATAACTGAGGGAGTTGCGGAAGGAGTTTATAAGGCTCATGGTTTCGCGTTACACCCCATTATTACACATCATCCGGGTGAACCGCCACGTGTTTATTCCGCGGTTAAAGAGGAATTGATTAAAGCGGCTCCAACGCTTAAAGATAAGCATTTTGATATTGACCATAGCGATGTGGCCGTTAATCCAAGTGTAAACGTAATCACAGATGCGAAATGGAATACAGAAGTGGAAGCGGTTGAGTTTTGGGCGCAAATTGATGATTACCTTTATGAGTTAATTCAAGGCGGATGTCCCGTAAGTGTTAGCATTGATTGGCTTATTCCTGGCCAAGGCGGCATAAAGGTTGTTGAAGTTGATGGGGAAATAGGAATTGCGCCTTATGGGTTTGAGTTTGGAGACCCGGGTTTAAGCATTTTACAACAGATGACTCCTGGCGACCCTAACGCTATGATAGAGTTGTTGATGGAGTCAGTTTCACGAGTATATCCTGGTTATATGGCTCCAGCAGGCGTTTCTGCTGTTAGTAAGGCGCCGCTGAAAGAGCGTGGAAACATGAAGAAAAAACCAAAAATAAAGGAACAGAATGGAGGAGAGCCTAAAACAGACAAAGAGCGTTTCATGGCCCATTTCGGTATAGATGCGGACGCATTCCAGAAACTCTATGACATACTTGGTGACGAATTATTCAAGCTGCTTCCTGAAAGGGGACAAAAAATAAACGAGCAAAATGGTCAAGGAAACAACGGAAATGATGGACAAAATCTTACAGTTGATCAGATAAAAGCGAAAATTGCCGATCTGAGTAAGAAAAATGCGGACATTATGGCGCAGCTTTATCCGGAAGCTGAATTGACAGATGAACAAAGGGCAACATTGAATGCGGAATCAGAAACTATTTGGGCGGAGATCAACGCTCTCGAAACAGCTTTGGCTGCAGTGATTACTGCGCAAGTTGGGGCAACGCTGGGCGAAGGATACCAAGTAGTTCTTGAAGTGAAATTGAAGGAGGCTGAGTGGGATACAGAGTACATTAATAATCTTCCGGACAGCAGTTTTGCGTTCATTGAAGAGGGCGGAGAGAAAGATGAGGATGGTAAAACTAAGCCTCGTAGTTTGCGTCATTTGCCTTTCAAGGATGCTGAGGGTAACATCAACAAGGCACATTTGAATAATGCTTTGGGTAGGCTGGCTCAAACGGATTTGAGTGATGAGGCTAAGGCTGCTGCGAAAAAGAAGTTGTGTGCAGCTGTTAAAACGTGGAATGGGGCGCATTCGGACGATCAGATTACTAGTGATGTTTGTGGTGTTGAGCCGTCAGGTCAAGGATCCTCAAATAAAGAAGGGCTGCTGGAAGCGAAAGTTACAGAGTTATTCGCTCGTGTTGGCAAGCTTGAGAAGGCCCATGGTGGAGCACCAGGCAATCTTAGTGAGAGTCTTCTGAAAAATTCGAAGGAGCCCACTATCAAAGTGACGGAAGCGATAAAAATTATTGAAGGTCTTTTGCCGAGCCCAATGGTTGAACGAAGTAGCATGGGAATGCAGCGGGAGTGTCAAGCGATTCGTGGAGCAATCTTGCAGCTTAAGGAGATGTTGAAAAGTGGATAAAGACACGGTTAAAGGCATTTTGGCGAAGTATAGTCCGCCTTTAAGTCCTGGACAGATGGATGAGATTGCTGAAGCTTTTCTGCATGCAGTGAGGAGTGAAAGGCCAAGGCGTGCGCGAAGGAAAACTAAAGAGAAGGTTGCCGAAACTCCTTCGCCTGAAAAGACTGTTGAAAAACTCGAGGCTGAATCTACTTCGAAAGGTGAATCACAGTCACTTAATGTGGCAGGGAGTAAGTGAGGACGAACTCACTGAAAACTAAATAGATTTTGGAGTGATATTTATGGCTGATAAAACTGGCAAAGACTGGATGGCTATAGGTGAAACAGACGATCCAGAGGCTCTTATAGAACCTTTTGATATAGGAGCGGACGTCACGAAAGGCGATCCTGTTTACTTATCTGCAGATGACACAGTTAGCCCGGCTGGGTCTGCTCAAGATTGCATAGGCGTAGCTGTAAAAACCGTTACTTTAGCATCAGGCAAAAAATGTCCGGTTCTAACGCGTGGCCGGGTTAAAGTGAAGGCTGGAGGAGCTATTGCATGTGGAAAGGCTGTTAAGGGTGCAGACTCGAGCAAAAGAGTTCTTGAACTGTCGGATCAAGCGGTTGACGAAAGCGGCTCAGCCTCGTATACGATTTATTACAATCGCAAGCTTGGAATAGCATTGGAAACCACAACGGCTCCGGATGATCTACTGTTTATTTCGGTTGGGAAGTGATAACAATGAAGCCTAAACTTTTTGAGAGTTTAATGGAGAAAGACAATGAGCACAAGCAGTTCTACGAGAGCCTTAAGCAAAAAGCAGCTGTGCATCCGTTTTTCAAGCGTTACGCGGAGATCGGCGTTAGAGAAGGCTTGTTCAGTGACATGGTTGGCGCCCTTGGGCGTATGCATGATACGCTTGTTGAAGCTGCTTATCCGGAGCTTATTGGCAGGAACATAATCAACGTTAGACCGACAACCGAGACTATGGAACGTTTTCCATTGGACGTGAAAGGTGTTGCTTACCTTTACGCCGAAGGTGCTGCTACAAGGCTTAGCGGTAAAAAGCATAGTACAGTTGACATTTCGACGGGAGAACTTGCTGAATCTAGCGAGGAATGGACTAGGGAGTTTGTTGAAGATGCCACATGGAACGTCATGGATAACGAGGTTGAAAAAGTCGGCAGGGCCTTAGGTGAAAAGGAGACAACGAAAATACTGGATCTTTACGGGGCGATAGCTGCAGGTGATTTGGCTGGTGGTGCAGTAATTGCTCAGGGCAGTGCGGTTATGGATTGGGCTGCTATACTTAAGCTTCATTATCAAGTTCGCGGCGAGAATTGGCATCCAACAGTCTTAGTGGTCAATGAGATGCAGCTGCATCAACTGTTGAATGATGACAAGTTTATTCATGCTCAGTATTTGCCTAGTGCACAGACAAACATTGAGCAGGGAATTGTTACACGGGTTCTAGGCATGAACGTTCAAGCCAGCACTTTAGTGACTAATGGAACCGCTTATGCGATTGATACTCGCGTGGCAGCAATGATGTTGTTACGGAGAGATGTAACTGCTGAAGACTGGGAAGAAAAACGGTCAGGCAAATTCGGCGTTCGAGCTACAACACGGTTTGGCTTAGGTGTCCTACGAGCTAGTGCAGTTGCGAAAATGACTGGAATAAAGACTACTTTGACTTAAGCCGTCCAGGTTAGAATAGATTGCCAAAATTTGAAGGAAAATGTCCTAACTGCGGAAAAACACACTATTCACATCGCAAGGGCGACATTGTCGTTTGTGACTGCTGGAAATACTGTCCGACATGCGGAGCTCTGATGGAGCCGTATACTCCGGATCTTGCACCGAACACGTATGGTATGGATGGCAAGCGTGACTTGAAGATTCTCAGGGTTTGCAATAGCTGTTCTCCTCCCTTTTTTAGTACTTTAAAACCTGCTGAGGTTGAGATGGTTGAAGCGTAGGACGAAGAGGATTGATCCGGGTCTTGCGAAGGTTGTGTTAGCGGAGCTCAGTAAAGAGGCTCTTCGTAGGCGAGATTTGCATACGAGAACGTTAAGGCAGTGTGGGACTCCTGCGACTTTCACTAGCATTCTTAATTATTTGAAGCAGCAGGGGCATGTTGAAAAGACGTCGACTAAGCATACTGCGCCTTATCGGATTACTGAGAAGGGCATGCGGTTTTTAGGGGGATTGTAATGTCAAGTGTTTTGCGTAAGATTCATGAGGCTATTGTTAGGCGGAGTGTTTCGGGTAGTGCGAGCCCTAAGGGTTTAACGGTTTTTGAGACTAGGCCAAATATTCCGCTTGTTGATGTGATGAAGTTGTATGAGCGGGATCCTACGTGTAAGGCTAGTGTTGACCTTTTGGCCAGCGCTACTGCGGGCATAGGCTTCTACACGACAGTTAACGAGAAATATGAAAAGGCGAAGGAAGCTAAGGAAGTTGTGGACAAGTTTAATGCAGATGTGAATTTGGACGGTTTGCTCTGTGATATGGCACGTGTGCTTATTGCCTGTGGGAACGATTTTTGGCTTAGACTTATTCCTGCGACCCTTACAGATTTGCATAGGCTTCCAATAGACGCTGTTGAAAAGATTACGCAAAGTTCCATTAGTGAAGATCTGAAAATTCCGTATAGGATTGAAAGTTATAAACTTCGCAACAGTCCTTATGGTGGCGGAGAACTGGATCCGAAAGCTGTGATTCATTGGCGAATCAACTACCTTGGCAGTGAGGGCTTCGGAATCGGTATTCTCCAAGTTTTGTTGCACACTTTAACAGTTAATTCTGATAAAAGGCCTGCCTACGCGTGGATGAAGAGTAAGATTGAGAAGATTTTGCCTAAGATTTTTGAGAAGTATGCAGGGCCTGATGTTTTGGCTTTGTTGGAAGGAGCGAAAGAAGATACGATCAAGAAGTTTGAGAGAGCTATTAAGAAGCGTCCTGAAGAGGGTGCTTGGCTTTTCTACAACAAGAAAGGTGACATCAAACCTGTCACAATAGACCCTAGGGCACGTTTTGAATTTTACATCGAGCATATTCTTAACCAGTTTTATCTCGGTTGCGAAACTCCTTTGCCGCGTCTTTTCAGCACGCCCGGCTTTACTGAAGCTTCAGCTAATGCTGCGCTTGAGCTCCAAGAGATGCTGATTAAGCCTATTCAACGTTATGTTAAGCGTCAAGTTGAAAGGGACATTTTTAATCCTGTTTTGCGTCAGGCGAAATTTGATCCTGCAGAGGCTCAGGTTCGCCTTAACTGGGGCACTCCCGAAACTCCCGAGGTGGTTTTAGCAGACATTGTAAAAGCTGCTGAATTAAACTTGATTCGCCCTGAAGAGTTCCGTAAAAACGCGGTTAAGTTTGGATGGGAATTGTGGGAACAGGAAGGTGATGGGGCTGAATCTGGAGAAACTGCATGATGAAACTGTGCATGCTCACTTGTATCATCCGAAAGGGTGAGAGGAGGTGAATAAGCAAAAATGCCATTACAATTCAACTTGACGAAAGGCCTACTCTACGGCATAACTCTTGGCTTACTCTTCGGCTTTGCCATATTCGTTCTGGCTTCAAATGCGTATAGTCTGGGTTTCATTCCTGCTGCACTGACGCCAACGGTAATCGCTGGTCTCGTGTTCGGGAATGGTATCTTGACTGGCATTAGCTGGGAATACGGTAACTGGCTGAAAGAGTCGCACAACTATGGCTTAATGTTCTGCATAGCAAACGGGTTCTTGGTGGGCGTTACTTTCGGTATATACTTTGGACTGGGCATATTCGTTATAGCTGGTATTGCTTATGGACTAGGTTGGCTTACTTTGACTCCTGTAGAAGTGGCAGGCATAGTTTTCGGAGCTTCTATTCTGATGTTTGTAACAAACGAGTATGCCGACTGGCTGGATCGTCAAAAAGTGCAGACTTCAGCAACTGGTCCGCCTTCAACGCCATAGTTAGAAGCCTGCGTATAAACCATAAAAAACTCCCCTTCTCTTTATCAAGAGCTGAATCTTCTATATACGTTTTAATAGTTTAATTATCCCTAACAGTAATCAGATGTGATAAAAATGAGTGAAGGAACTGTGGGGATATCCACAAAAGCTTTCGCAATAGGCCTAATAGCGGTTCTTCTCGCTTCCGTACTTCTAAGCTACGGTATCGCCAGCACAATCGTTAAGGTTGGACCACAAGGACCACAAGGAGTCAAAGGCGACACTGGACCTCAAGGTGAGCAAGGAATACAAGGTGAACAGGGTCCTCAAGGAGAAACAGGACTAAAAGGCGACAAGGGAGATACAGGAGCAACGGGACCAAAAGGTGATAAAGGAGACCCGGGAGGAGTTACGCCTGATGTCGCAGCATCGCTAACAACCACTTATCACAATAACATATTTGGAACAGACAGCCACGATGTAAAAGGAATACTCATAAACTTCGGAAGCGACCCTGCTTACAGTGTCACCATCACAATAACATGGCATATAACTGGTGGCGGAGAACATATAGAACCAGCACACTTGATAGGAACTTTCAGCGGGCATCAAATCTATGAGTATTCCAAAACATACTACTTTGAAGGTGGCTACGACTACATCACTTGGGAAATAACTTGGTCTTAAATGTGATAATCAAAGTCCATGGTTAAACTTCCCCTTTTTTCTATCTGGTTCCGTCCGAAACGAGCCCAAAGTAGAACAGGTTAGAACACGTTGTTCTAATCCCTTTTTTGTTTTGTTAGTCTCACTATAAGTTTTTTAATGGTAAACAGATAGAGAAGGGTGAAAGTTGCGGGTGAGCTGATAATTATGCTTGAAGAAAAAACAGTTTTAGAGATTAGAGGAAGAACAAGATATGGCCTTATAGCTTCAATCCTTGAAAGTTGCAGAGAACCAAAAACGAAAAGCGACCTCTTCTATGAAGTTCGTCTTTCCTATAAAGTGCTCGATGCCGTTCTTGGATTATGTTTAAAAGCTAAACTTCTATCAGAAAACAACGGAAAATATAAAACAACTCTGAAAGGGAACAAATTTCTCAAACAGTTTCGAGGACTGCTTGACTTGTTGAGATGAGTAATTTCTCGTTATTATTTAATAATAAGTAATTTTTCGTCATTATTTCGCCGTATGTCTTTTCTCGTGTCGTTTTTTCCGTAAAATTGCTTAAATTTCTCTTTTCACGTATCTTAATATTAGCTATAGGTAATGAGGCTTAACCTTTGGTTTCTGTAACGCCTGACAGTGTCCGGGATCTTATGCATCTTACAGCTGATGATGTAGCTGACGATAAAGTTACCGCGTTTTTGACCCAGGCTGCAGGAGAGGTCAGTCTTGAAACTGATTTATCAATTGATTATAGCGATTGCAGTGACGGTGAGGCTGCTGCTGTTCGGCTTTTAGCGGCTTTGTATTGTCTTTGTTATGTGACTGGGGGCTCGTCTGTTGGTCGCAGTTTCAGTCTAGGCGATTTGCGAGTTGAGGTTCAAAACCAGGTGCCTCCGCTTTCTATTTTGACAAGTCGATTAGACCGGATGATTGAAAACTTAACTGAGCCCTACGTGGGAGTGGCTTAAGTGGCGGCGCTCGAGGCTTATTTGCAGTTTATCCTTGACTATGCACCGTATTTCTATTACATTCCCGGAACTGGTGTGGATCTAACGTTTGGGCGTGGTGTTGCAGCTGCCTCTTTCAGTATAGATTTTCTTTATGAAGCCTACAATAGTGGAAAGTTCCCAAGTAAGCAAACGGATATCTATAACAAGATTGTCTCGTTGGCTGATTGGATTTTAACTCAGCAGTGCGTGAATAACGCGAAGGATGCTTATGGCGGTTTCAAGAGCAACGAAACCAGCACTTTTTATTATAGCATTGATGCGTGTCGAGTGATTCCTTCGCTTTTGAAAGCGTATGAGCTGACAAGTGACAGTGACTATTTGGATGCTGCTGTGCTTGCGGGGAAAACTTTTCTGAAGACTATGCAGGACAAACAGGCCCATGGAGGATTTGCTAGGTTTGTGGATATTAACGATGTTTGGGACCTTAAGATGGATGTGGAATGTCTCTATGGGCTTATCGGTCTCAAGATGCTATGCAGCTATGACTCAGATGCGAAGAGTCAATATGAACTGATGATGGAAACTGCTGTAGATTTCCTCCGCGCTGGCTTTGAGAAATTGTGGCTTTATTATGATCCTTCTGACTCTTCGTGGCATCGTGTTGGCTTGTCTCAGAATGAGATTTACGATGATTGCATTGCTTATGCTTTGCTCGGCTTGTATGATTATGAAGGTTGGAGTTTAAGCTGTGAAAAAGTTTACGAGCTCATCAACACGATTGCTGCTAGTGCTGATTATCCAAGATATAACTCGAGCATTTGTTGGGCTGGCTACATTGATGTTCTGAAACGCAAGTCTGCCTGCGACTATTATGATTGTGTGACAAGCGGTATTCTGCATGATGTTCGAGCAGTTAAGGATAAGCCAAGTCTTGAGTTAAGCGCGCAAATCGTGAACTTGCATTACGAAGAGTTCATGTTTTGGGGCGTTAAATTCTTTGATTGGAGCTATGTTGAAAATAAGCAGTCGATTATCACGGTTTCGTGGCTGGGTCTTTTGCTTTTGCGGTATAAGGCTGTGAAGACGCTTTTTACTCCTGTTTTGAATGCTGGCGCCGAAAACGTTACGCTTTACAGCATCGTTCAATCTGGCGAGACTGTTTCTTATGGGGAAGGCATAACGATTAAGGCTGTTGTTAGGCTTGCGTTGCCCGATGAAGTTGTTATCGAGCCAGGCTTTATGGTGACTGATTTTGTTAAGGTTTACACTCTGATTCCAATCAGGCATCATGACAAGATCATGCGTAATGGTGTATACTACGAAGTGGGCTCGCCTCAAGTGTTCCGTTTCAAAGGTGAACCTCAATATTACGCTGCTTTGTGTAGGAGGCTTGTTAGCTAATGTTTGAGGATCCAGTGACTACGGTTGTTCGGCTTCTAAGCCAAAATATGCATCTCGTGCAAGATGACGGTGGCTTAGCAAGTGTTTATTGTAGCAAAGAATGGTATGATCAAGAGCTTTTGAAGAATTATGATGCGCAAGTAACTGTGGGTCTTCAACGTGCTGAGGACCAAAAGTTGACTCTTAACGGGATTAATCGTAGACGTCTAAGCTTTCTGAAAGTGAATGGTTGGTCCAGAGATAGGGATGTTCGTGAGAAACTTCGTGAGGAGATTAACCGTATTATTCGAGAGAAGAGAACTGTGCCTAATGTTACGGGTTACGATTTTACTGGTTTAGGCTATCCAAGCGGCGACCCGCACAAGGCTTATTATGGGAAATCAATAATGTGCCTGTTGCCTCCGACAGCGCCTGAATGGAACGAATTAGCTGCAGCGGATTATGAAAAGCTCTGGTACAGCGACGATAACCGTTATAGTTATTCACATGATGACCCGCCGAAGTATGCTATGATGCTGTTTCGTTTCAAAATTGAATCTCGTGAGCAGACTGTTAAAAAAATTGTTTTAAGTTTTGAGGGTTACGGCACTACTCCCACTGATAATGGTGTTGTAATAAGAGCCTGGAATGATGCCACTTCCTCATGGGACAAGTCTGCAAGCGGGTCGGCTGGAGAAGATGAAATAATCACTATCACATTAACTTCGAACTTGACAAGGTACATCAATGAAAACGGGTATATTTTCCTTCTCGCGGAAACCACTTACGGGGCTGAAGGTGAAGGCCCAGCAACGATTTACTGCGACTATGTAAGTTGCACAGTAACAATTAACGGAATTACTTATTGTGATGTTGTGGGTTTTCGGGATTTAGATCAGGTGCGGGTTAAACCGTTTTTGTGGCGCACCGAGTTCATAGTCAAAACATGGATGTTTGAAAAAGTGTTAGGAGGATAGAAAAAAATGGTTGAAACGTATGGAACGCATGAATGCCGCGCCTATTTTGTGCAAGAAGTAAACTATGGAGAAACGCCTGAAACTCCTTCGATGCTTGGCATTAACACTCAAAACGTGGAGCCCCTCTTGGATCCTCAGTTGATCAAGGTTAGAGGTGTTGGTTCACGGGACCTGCAAAGCATTAGTAAAGGATTGCGAAGGGTGACGTTGAAAATTAGCGATTGCCTAAGCAGTGAATCGCCTATAAGTTTCATTCAACATGCTCAAACACTAAACAGCTTGAGCATTCAAGTCTTGTATTACAAGGGCTTGTGGGTAAGTGCTACAGACATCATCAGTTTTCTATACACGGGCTGCCGAATTGACAAGTTAAGCATGTCATGCAGCATTGAAGACGTGATAAAAGGAACAGTTGATCTCATCGGCAAAGACGTTGCTCTGGGCACGGCGAAGATCACTGGAGCCACCTACGGAGACTATGCTGGTGCCGTTCCCTATAATGAAAGCTACGTGAAAAAAGGCGATGCGGACGGCGGAAACTTGGTAGCGGTTAGCACAGTGACGGATTGGAAATTCAATGTTGAAAACAATTTGAAGGCTGTCCCTGTTATCCAAAATTCAAACGGGCATCTCCTCAAATATTTGCGAGAACGTCACCGCAACATTTTCGGCGAACTTCTACTCGAGTTTGAAAGCAAAACAGAGTTTGATGACGTAATAAATGACAGTGAGTTCAGCTTGTCCTTCCGGCTTGGCGATAATCCAGCAAATGGTGAGCACACTGCATTATTCAAGTACTGTAAGTGGCAAAACGTTGCTACGCCCTCAGGCATTGAGGATCTTGTGAGTCTCAAAGCTCCTTTTGTTGCGAGAGACCTCTTCATAAGCTGAGGTGTTCTTGGTGAAACAGAGTTTTGTTCGCATTGTTGCGTTGGCAGCTGTTGTTGCCTTTGTTGCTGGTTCAGCGCTAACGTTTGCTGTTATGCATTGGACAAGGCGTATTCCAAGCATCGCTACGCTGAAAACTGTCGGAGTAGGCGTTTACGAAGATCCTGTTTGCACAGTTTCAGTTATACAGATTGATTGGGGCGTGGTTGAGCCTGGAGACACGGCAGCCTTTGATGCATACATCAAAAACGAAAGCAATGTTCCCATAACTTTAACGATGTACGCGGAAGATTGGAGCCCTGTAAACGCTTCGTCTTTCGTAAGCCTCTCTTGGGATTACGATGGAAGCGAGATCCCTGTTGACGGCTCTATTCCAGTAACTTTAGTTCTCAATGTGGATCCAGCAACAGTAGGCATCAGCTCCTTCAGTTTTACGATCGTGATTATAGGAAGTGGTTAACGTGGCTGTTAAAGTCAAAGTTTTGCAAAATTGGGGGCGAGAAACTGCTCTAAGAAGAAAGTGGATGCAGATGTGGGAAAAGCTTGGAAAACGCATTCTCAAGATGCCTAAGTGGATGCAGGACATGATACTTGACGACATCAACACGGCGATTAAAAATCGGATAGCTGTTATGGAGATGATAAATAATGCGAACAGAGAAAATAGAGCTTGACAACCGCTTCGGCGAAGAATATGCCGGTCGCTATGTTTTCGAGGAGATCACCTGGGCTAAGCGTAGCCGAATCATTCAGCGTCAGACAAAATATAGCCAAGTAACCGGGCAAATTCAAAGCAGCGATTACGTTGCCATTCAAGCAGAAACGATTTGGGCTTCACTAAAGGAGCAGCCAGAAAACAAACCCGTCACACTTGAGAAGCTGCTAAGCGAGGAAGACGGCATACCCGTAGGCTTAGGTGAACTGTTCAGTAAGATCGCAAACAAACTTAACGGCTTAACGGTTCAAGAAGCGCGTTTTTTGTCAGAGCAATCCGAAGAGAGAAGCCTAACCCAAAAGTCACGGAGTACAGGCTCTGCAAAGAGTTCGGTTGGAGCCCAACGCAGCTCAGAAGGCAGCCAGCGAAAACGATCCAAGAATTCATCGTGATAATGAAGGAGATTGACCGGCAGACGCAAGAGGAGATTGATAAAGCTAAGCGGGAGGCACGAAAGCGTTGAGTATTGAAATAAGTTGTTACGTAAAAGGTATTGAAGAGTTTCAAAGGGCGATGCGTAATTTTGATTCTGCAATGCAACGTCAGGTGCATAGGCAGTTACTTAGTTGGGCTGCTGACGTCAAAGCCCTGGCCCGTCAACTTGTGCCCGTTAGAACCGGATATCTACGAAGTACAATTTATGCGAAGATTAGCGAGTGGGTTGCTGAAATCGGTGCAGAGGCGACCTATGGACTCTTCGTTGAGTTTGGAACACGTCGCATGAGGGCGCAGCCTTATCTTTATCCTGCTATTCAACAGCATTTACCGCGTCTTGAACAGATTATTCTTGATGCTTTGGACGCGGCTAAAGCGGAGGCTGGCTTATGAGTTTTCAAGGGTTAGCCATACCCATAACAGTTCACAATGAGGCAAGTGCTGAATTTATCAAGGTTGCAGCTGACGCCGCAAGGATGGGTGAAGGCGTTAGAGCCTCTGCTGCAGGCTTTAATGAATTGGCTGGTGCTTCTCGGGAAACTGCTGCTGGCATGGGTGAAATGGGTAGTCAAGCACGTGAGGCAGCGAGTGGTATGGAAGACTTGAAAACGAAGGCTGAAAGCACAACCGTTAGCATCAGAACCGTAGCATCAACATTAACGACGTTTGCTGGTTTGAGCACTGCAGTAATCAGCCTCGCAGGAGACTTAGGCATAGTGGATAAGGAAAGTGCGAAATGGGCCAGGACAATACTCAGTATCATAACGATTACTTCCACGTGGATCCGCCTCAAATCCTATTTAACAACAATCACAGCAGGCCATACGGCTGCAACAGCCGTGAACACAACAGTTCAGTCGGCTAACGCTTCAGCAAGCATAGCCTCAGCCGTAGCGCATAAGATTCATGCAGCAGCCAGCTGGGTTGCCACAGCTGCCCAGAACGCTTTGAACATCAGCTACGCGACTTTTCTGGCTTTGACAGGTGTTGGCTTAGCAGTTATTGCTGCGGCGGCGGTTGCCATGTGGAGTTTTGCAAGTAGTATGAACGCTGCTACATCCAGCGTTGAAGAATACAATGCTGCTGTTTCTGAGACGCCTACAAGGACACGCGGAATAATTCGTGCTGGAGAGGAGGAAATGTACCGGCGGGGTGTCGAATAGCGTGAGCGTAGCGATTCCTAAGGCTGCTGTTGTTTTTGGCGAGGTCACTCCGCCTCAAGGTGATATCCAATTTTTATTTGTGCACTTGGGATGCACGAAAGAAGTTAGCAGTTTTGAATGTTTGCTTCAGAACTGGAATAAAAAATATAGTCAGGGCGGAAGTTCACCGATAACTGAAGGCATGCATGGGCATATTGACATTGGAAGAGGCTCAAACGTTCCTCAGATTATTACTTGTCGTGTGGAAAACGCTGAATGTGAATCTCTGGCTAACGAACACTATATTCGTCTCACTGGCAGATGCTGGGGAGAGCGGATTTTCAGACGTGTAGTCGTAAAAACTTATGAAAACAAAAAGGGCGAGAGTATCATTAGGGATCTTGTCGACTATTATATTGGCCTGGACCATTGCCGAGAAAACAGCGCTTTAAGCCAAGATGCTTCTTCTGGTCAGAAAGACTGTGTTGTTGCGGACGGTTCAAAATTCAGTGCGGGTATGCTTATCAAGATTAAGGATGATAACGCTTGGGAATATAACGAAGTCTCCTCAGTACTCGGAAACACCGTGAGTATGGTGAATAATCTTGCTAATACTTATACGGTTGCAGCTAACGGAAAAGTCTGGATAGATCTGATTGAAAAAACGGACACTACATATACAAAACTGGAATGTGACGAAACGCCTGTTTTTGACGTTTTAAAATATATTACTGGATCAGCAGATAAAGGTGGTGTTATAGGCTACGATTTTCGTGTTGCTCCAGATGGGAAGTTTGAATTTTTTCCCAAGAACAGTAAAACTTCGCCGGTAACTGTAACCGATACACTTGAACATATTAAGTATGGTAAAGACATTCATCGTATTCGAAACAAAATTATTGTCCGGGGTTTGGCCGATAAAAGTGTGCCCGCCGACAAGGATGCATGGACTGAAAGCTTAACGCCTGATGATGGTGCTTGGAGTGCTGCTGCTGGAGAAATCAGCCTTGACACAACTTTCAAGGCGAAGGGTTCCGCCAGCATTAAAGTTCACTCCGTAAGCATGTATTGGGTAGGCGCGATATTCACTCTGAATGCTGGAAAAGAAGTTAACTCTAATCTCTATCCGATTCTAAGCTTCTTAGCATATTTGGAAAAGAGCTACAACGGCAACGTTAGCGTCATGTTATATGATCAGACAGATAAGACTGCAGGCAAAAACATCACGGTAGCTCCTGGCAAATGGCGTAAAACTGATTTGAAAGTGGGCTTAGCGAATGAGGTGGAGTGGACTGATGTTGACGCGGGCTTTGACTGGAGTAACATAAAAAAGGTTAGAATAGACGGGTGGTTCTCTGGTGTAGGCTCCGGTGACTTCTGGATTGACCAGTTATATTTTGGCGGTCGCAGATACTCAGCAGTTAGAGAAGACGTAGCAAGTCAAGAAGAATACACTGATGGAGAGCCTCGGGAGCTTGTTGAGGTTGATGAGGAACTTATATCCGATAATGAATGTGATCTGAGAGCAAAAGCTTTGCTTGATTACTTGAAAGGTCCTGCGGAATACGTAAAGGTCATTAGAACAACTGTTTTGGATTATGGTAATACGCCTCTGCTTCCAGGGGATAAAATTCCTGTTATATTGCCTAATGAAAATGTTGACTCATATTTCCGCACAGATAACGTTGAATATTACGTGTATCCAGCAATACAGACGCTTGAGATTGTTGCTGATCTCGGTAAGGTTCCACCATTGCTTGCGGATTATATGTACGGATTGCGGGCGACAACGGTTACTGTGGAGAAGCTTGCAAGAACAAAACTCGGAAAAGGAGCTATTCCAACCGCTCTGGGCGGAGGATTGGGTGCTCATCATGTTGGTCATGAAGCTGGAGATGATAATGGCGTTCCATGGCCGACTGACGATGATGGTGGCTGGGATAAAATCACGGGTTGGGTCTGCCCGAGGCATATTGGACCATATGAGGATGAGGCTGCAATCGTCAAGTTTCGCACGAAGAATAAGGCTGGCACTGGCGTTCTTGATCATCAGTTTCAGCCAAGCGATGATGAACATGGAGTTTTAGGATCTGCGACGGCGAAATGGAAAGAAGTGCACACGCTCTATCTGCTCTTATACACCGATGGCTACATGCAAATTAAAACTTATGGAGAGTCAAATCCCAAAGCCAAATTTGACAAAGAAATGCTGCAGTTTGGTCCTGGAGGAGCAACCGCTCTTGACACGTGGCTTAAACGCGTAGGTTCTGGACAGCTTGAATTGAAAACTGAATTGTGGCCTGTTTCGGATAATTCTGGAAAAATAGGCACGTCCGCGAAAAGCTTCGCTGAGATCAACGGTTATCAGTATGGAATCAAAGGTAACATGATCCCAGCAAGCGACAACGCGAGCAACCTGGGCGCGGCTGATAAACGCTTTGCTCATATCTACGCAGTTGAAATCCATGTTTCAAACATGCTTTTCAATTTTCATTTGTTGCCCGATGCTGATGCCACTTACGACCTGGGTGCAAGCAACAAAAAATGGAAAGACCTCTACCTTTCAGGTGCAATTAAAGCCTTAGATGCTGGTGTTGCAGTTCATCTTTTGCCGAATGCAACTGCCACTTATGACCTGGGCAGCTCAGCGAAGAAATGGAGTAATTTGTATGTTGCTGGCGTCGGCTATTTAGGGTCCTTAAACGTTGCCGATTATGAGGTTATAACCGCCGCTCGAGTTTTGCAGAACGTCACGGCTGCCGCAAACATAATCACAAGCGGTAGATTTCCCTTAGCAAGGCTTCCAGAAGGTGCAAGTGGCTATGTTCTTGAGGCCGAAGGTGGAGGCTTTGACCCCATGTATGTTGATCCGAATTATCGTTACGAGCCTAAAAGTCATCCTCATTCAGAACATACCGGAATAGGACCGAACGATCATCATGCCCAGGTTCATAATCACGGTGGGGAATCAATATCTCCAAACGCGGTAAGTTGTAACGTCATGAGCATAGCTAGCAGCTGCAATAAACAATATTCGCATCCGAGTGGTCAACAGTGTGTTTATGCAACAAGCATTGCGTGGGAGTATTGTCCACACTATGGCTGTGTGAACTATTCCGCGGGTGACTTGTGCATGAAAAAGGGAATGAGAATCCCATTTATCAATGGTATGGCGATCACAGAAGCTGAATCACTCGGGTTAGGCCCGGGCTTCGCCTTCCTAAACCGGAAAGGCAAAGTCATAATGGTTCTTGACGAAGACGGAAACATTGAGATCTCGGGTAAAATCAAGGAAGGTGTTGCGGCGTGAAGAATAAGAGTTTGAAAAAGCAGCTTAAGGATTTGCAGGTTGGAGATTTGATTTCTGTTTCATGGACGGACGCAAGTATTGGCAAAAGTTTAGGTAGCGGCGTAGCTGTTGATGTGCCTGCTCAAAGCTGGGGTATCTTCATTGGATTGATGGGTAAACATAATCAGCATATTGTTTTGGCCCAGAACAATTTTCAATATTCAGACGGCTTCTACGATATTGATTACACTGCTATTCCTGTCAGCTGGACTGTAACCGTTAACGTTATTGAGAAAAACCACGTGGCAAAGGATGAAGCTCAAATTCTTTTCACAAGTTTTCTGCGGGGCGGTAGGCGAGTTTCCAGTAAACATAAACAGCAGAAGGTAAAGAATCATGGATCCTATTAGAAGGGCTTTAACACGAAGAGTCTCGGTTAAGCGTGGACGTGGAGAGCAGATCCTAGAAGTTACACCTAGCGAAAGGCTTGTTTTAGGCGTGAAATTTGCCATTGTTATGACGCTTATTTTGTCAGCTCTCGAAGTTGCTCACATGGCTTTCTTGGGCTCGTGGAGTAGCGAGATCTTCGCTTGCATATCTGGTTTGATTGGAACGGTTTCAGGAGTGTTAATCAGTCAACATGTCTAAGAAAAAGAAATATTATTGGACTCGTGCGGAAGAGAAGAAACTGCTTAAACTATGGGAAAAAGGCATCAGAGACTTTGAAGTTTTGGGTAAAGAGCTGGGACGCCCGCCGAGAGGTGTAAAGCAGAAACTGAATCGGTTGGGAGTTGTGGTGGAGAAGAAGAAATTTGTGCGCACCACCACAACAGTAATTGAGGATAAGGATGTTTTGACGCATGAGCAGGCTGTGAAGATTTTAGCCGGTGCTATTGAGGCTCTTCGTAAACCTGGCCAAGATAAACTGGAGCTGCAACGTCTTCGAATTTTGGTTGATGCAGTTCAAACTTACGATAGTGTGTTGGAAAAGTTTGAGAGATGGAGTGAAATTGAGCAGAGGCTTTTGGAGATGGATAAGAAAATTGGTGAACTCAAAAAAACCAAGGACCATGCGTCCTAAGAATCGTTTTTCTCGTTTAGACATTTTTGAGGACAACCTTAGTGAAATTTGGGAAGAGGCTGAAAAGGAACGAGAAAAGCTTAGCAAGGACCCTATCACGTTTTTTGAGCAAGTAGTAGGTTTTAAGCCAACAGCTTATCAACGCGACCTCGCTAAGAAATTTAAGAATAATCAGTTTACGGCTATGCGATGGAACAGGCAGAGTGGCAAGTCATGGATCGCAGCTGCGCTATTGCTTAATTATGCTTTTACTCACCCGGGTGCTTACATTGGCATTGTAGCTCCTGGGTGGCGACAGTCAAAACTTGTTATACGAAGAATCAGATGGTTCTTGCGGAAGCTTCCAACTGAAGTTTGTCCTAAGCCCGCTCGAACTGTGCTGTATTTTTCTAACGGCAGCATAATAGAAGCCTTCCCAAATAATCCCGAAACTATCAGAGGACCAACGTTAAACGTGATTTTCTGGGACGAAGCCAACCACACGCCGGGTGACGAGGATTTATACACTGCTATTTTGTTCACGATCAGCACGACTAAAGGCAAGGTTTTAATCAGTAGCACGCCTTGGAACACAGATTCGGTTTTTTACAAAATTTTTAATCATAAGGATTACGGAGACTTCGCCCGGAGCCATGTTACTTGGCGGGAAAGCATGAAGCCTAACGGGCCTTTAGATGAGGGCACGCTTGAGAAAATCCGCAAACAGTTTGGTGATGATCCTTGGCGTTGGAAGAGGGAGATGGAAGCGGAATGGGCTGAGGATGAAGCAGCATGGTTGAGTCAATCGCTTATAACTAAATGTATTGCGACTGAGAAGACGCTTGGTGAAGAGCTGGAGTTGTGGGATTTTGAGAAATATTACAAGGGCAATCTTTATGCAGGTTTAGACTTGGGTCGAGTGAAAGATTATAGTGCTCTCGTGGTAATTGATGAGGTTAGAGGTCGTTTCTTTCTTCGTCACTTGAAGATTTTTCCGTTAGGCACAAGCTACGCCAGCGTTATCGGCTATGTTAAAACTCTTCAGGATCGTTGGGGGGGCTTCATTAAGATTCGTGTGGACAGTACTAATCAGGATTATGTTGTTGAAGATATGAAGAACGCGGAAATTGATAATGTGGAAGGTGTGCGTTTCAGTTTACCGCGTAAGCAGGAGATGGCTACTCTAGTCAAGCAAAGAATGATTAATAATCGGTTTTGGTATCCGTATTTCACGTGGGAAAGGCCTTATCGGAGTGAATGGGTTTCAGAGTTGAATGTGGAACGGTTTGAACTTCGCAAAGACGGCAGCATAGCCCTCAACCATCCAAGCGGAACACATGACGACGTGTTCTGGGCGGCAGCCCTTGCATTATACTCCACAGTTGAAATGGTCGAAGAGCCAGAGGTATGGGTGGTTCCACGGTGAAAAATGAGCCCTACAGCTTTCTCAGAGATGATGTGATGTGCGTGACACCTTAACCATTGTTAGTTACTATTGCTCATAAACATTGCAGTGTATTAGCGCGCGCCTATCACAAATTTTTATAAGAAGCAGAGAACCATAGGAAATCGTGATTTGGCATGTCTAAAATTGCAGATAACATCGTTAAGAGTTTCTCGTTCCTCACCATACTCATCGAGCTTTCGAAGGGAAAGAAGATGAGCGGCTACGAAATCATGGTGCACATTAGCAGTCTGAGTTTTAAGGCAAGCACAGGCACCGTCTATCACCAGCTCGGCATGCTGTCCGAGTGGGGCTTCATTAGAGGAGAAGAGCAGGAAACAAGATCAAAATATGCACGCAGAGGAGCAACCGCGTATGAGATGACTGAAAAGGGCATGAAAGCCTTCAAAGAGTTCAAGGAGAAATGGCGGAAACCCTTACAGTACGCACATGAGAATCTGCAAACGTAGGTTCACTTTAACTTATCTCTCTCTGCATGGTTCCGCAGTGTCTTTTCTGCACAACTAACTTAAAGTCATTGAATTTAGTTGTAAGAGGGGAATCAGCCTTCAGAAGGCGAAGAGAATTTTTTCGTATAACCAAGTATGCACGTCGATACGATAGGCGTGAAGGTAAATTCACGATTAACGTTGCTTATGAGACTGCTGTGGAGGTATCGTCGCGTACTACTGCTGTGGCTGATGCTTTCGGGCTTGGGATTGATGAGGAACAGAAGTTTGTGATTTATGATAATGTTGAGTTTAAGATCGGAGCCAAGGACATTGTGTATATTACTGGGGATAGTGGTAGTGGCAAGAGTGTTTTGTTGAAGGAAATTAAGAAGGATTTAGATGATGAAGCTGTTGACATGGCGGATATCCACTTGGATTTGAACCGACCGCTGATTGAGACTGTAGGCGAAACTGTTACGGAAGGTTTGGAATTGCTGAGTCGTGTGGGTTTGAATGATGCTTTTCTCTTCTTGCGGAAGTATGGTCAGCTTAGTGACGGCCAGAAATACCGGTATAGACTTGCGAAGTTGTTAGAGTCTGGTAAGCAATGGTGGCTTATGGACGAGTTCTGCAGCACTCTTGATCGTGATACGGCTAAGATTGTGGCTTTTAACGTGCAGAAACTGGCCCGCAAAGAAGGTAAAGCTGTGGTTGCTGCAACTACGCATAGGGATTTGGCTGATGATTTGACGCCTGACGTGCATGTTCATAAAAGGTTTGGAAAAGAACTCTCCGTAAAATATTATTCAGAGAGGGGATTCGAACCCCTGCAGTGCAGTTTAGTTGAAGAGATGCACGTTGAAACTGGCGTGCTTGATGATTGGCGTCGGCTTGCTGGTTTTCATTATCGAAGTCATAAGGTTGCAGCCACCCGAGAGATCTTCTGTTTGTGGCGTGGATACGAGCTCTGTGGCGTGATCGTTTATAGTTATCCGCCGATAGCGTGTTTTGGTAGGCGTCAAGTTTTGCCTAAAATGACAATTCAAGAGTTGAATAAGAAACTTAGCATTATTAGCCGTGTTGTTGTGCATCCGAAGTATCGCAGTATTGGTTTAGGCGCTAAGCTTGTTCGGGAAACTTTAGCGCGCGCTGGGACTCCTTATGTGGAGATGGTTGCGGTTATGGCGAAGTATAATCCGTTTGCGGAAAAGGCGGGGATGCAGAAGATAGCTGTGCAGCAGCCAACCCAGAAAGTTTTAAGGATATCCGAAGCTTTGTCAAGTTTAGGTTTTAATCTTCAGTTTTTAAGCAGTGGGAGATATCTCCAGGATAGGCTTGAGAATCTAAGCAGTGAACAGTTTGCGATGCTAAAGGAAGCTTTCATAAAAAATGCTCATCCGAGACTTAGAAAAATGTTTACTCCTCATCAACCTTATGGGAGAAAAGCCGAGTATGTTGAAGGCGTGAAAAACGTGGACCTAACGAAAATGGCGAAGTTAATTAAGATTGTTGGGATGCTTCTTCAGTCGAAAGTCTACCTGTTTTGGCGAGATCCCGCCCTTCCAAATATACAAATTCATAAACAATAACCATCTGTTCAGGATCCCAGCTTCCTTTTCCGTTGATCTCTTCCCATGCCCTGCGGAACTCTTCTAGAGTGTTGAATCCTTCTTTTTTTACGTCTTTAGGGCTTATGTCTCCAAGCTTCTGTTGAAACTTCTTGAGTATTTTGATGTGTCCTTCAGGTTTCCCAAAATAGCTGGCTCTTATGCCATATGTTTTACCCAT